TCCGCTTAAACGGGTAAAATTGGTTACTTTGTCTGCCGCCGCAGTAGGTGCGGCAGTCTTCGTTTTTGTGAAGAGGTCTGCATTGCGTGAATACGCATCAGACCTGTGCGAGCTGTGCTCCCACGATCCGTTAATTGGTTCGGACGTGGCGCGTGACGCGTTCGCACAAACAAATGTGGATCAGGTTGATGGTATACCTGGCCACACGCACGCTAATGCCGCTAGTAAGCGCACCTCAGCGACCCGCCTCGCATTAAACGTAGCCTCCCATTGCGGAGGCGACGTTTTTGTGGTTGGGATGTCTAAGACAGACCAACGGAGGGGACTGAGGGGAACGCGCCGGTGGCATTGGACCAAGGATGTTAATGCTGACAATCGCAACGATCGGTCTTCAGCTACAGATGTCAGGTACATATGTGATGTCGACTATTATCTCGACATGCACTACCTGCTCACTGAAGCTGCAAAACCCGTTCTCTTGTATACAGTAGTTCCTGAGGAAGCCGTCTCCAGCGGAGAAGATGATACAGCTTTCTGTTTTGAAGAAGATGGATCGCTGACTACTATCGTCGCTGGTGGAGGAGCATACAGCCACAAGCTGTGGGATTATGCCGCGGATTCGTTTCTGGTTACCAGAACTTTCTTCGGCATACCCTACTACGCTGTTGCTTACGCCGTTGAGCGCAAGCAAGTGGCTAAGCATAGACAGGTCGTACTCTTGGCCCCGATTAGGGAGTTTAAAGGAGTTGCCGCTATTCTTGCTACTCTATTGCTGGAGACGAAGGAATTACAAAGGTTCAACCCAATTCAGGTTGCGCCCAATGGAGAAAAGTTTGTGAGGTTCAACGTCATGTCACCTGAGGGCGACTTGTTAGTGACCACCGCGAGGCCTGGAACCACGCTGTGTGCCACTGTCAAGCAGTCGGAAGATGATGTGGTGGCGACCGTTGCCCGCTTAGGTACAACCAACTTGATGCTGCCTACCACTGCTAGCTGGGTAAAGGACAGAGCCGCTTCTGCGGTCCTGACTGATTATCACCGAGTTAACAGTAAAAGAGCCCGCCACGTTGTGTATCCTGTCAAACAGGCTGTAAGAGCTTATCAGTACAAACCACTTGAGTTCGATGCTGAAGCCCGCCCAAAATTACAGGCATTCATGAGTCCGCTCGTTCACGGAGCTTTCGTGCCCATAGCGAATCTGGCAGGAGAAGAACGATGCGTCGAAGGACGCATCAATTCTCTCCGTAAACCAGAACCTAAGGCCAATAACTTCCGTGACCGCTGCATGGATGAGTTCGCGAAGCTCATCATGCAAGACGTGCACCTTGAACCGGTCTGCTTTGAAGTGGTTAAAGCAAAGCAGACTAGCAGTGCCCAGCAGCTTTCCTTGAGTAAAGCAGTGCTAACGGGCGAAACGCGCAAACGTGTGCTTAAGTGCTTCATTAAAGCCGAATCTTATGGAGATATTAAAGATCCTAGGAACATTTCGACTTATAATGACGCAGATAAGCTTGACATGGCGCAGTTCGCTCTAGCTCTTTCTGCTCATCTGAAGCAATTTGCTTGGTACGGCCCCGGAAAGACGCCTATAGAAATCGCCAGTAGGGTGGTGGAGATATGCCGTGACGCAAGTTATGTCAATATATCTGATTACCACCGAATGGACGGAACGATTTCGTATACGCTCAGAAGGGTTGAGCGTGTGGTTTGTATGAAGGCCTTTACAAATCACACTGCTAAGTTGAATGAATTACTCAAGACGAATGTCGATAACAAAGGATATCTCCCACACGGAACCACATTCGATCAAGGACCTTCGCACGGATCAGGTTGCTCAGCCACGAGCCTGTTCCAAACGTTGCGAGCGGCATTTAATGCCTACCTCGCCTTTCGTCATACCACAAGACCAGATGGCAGTCGATGCCCTCCCGACGTTGCTTTTAGAAGCCTCGGGATTCACCTCGGTGACGATGGTATCGATGCTAACCTGCCAGTTGCCGCACATGAATGGGCCTCTAAAGTTACTGGCCTCGTCCTCGAAGCTAGTATTATACACAGAGGGGACCGAGGAGTTAACTTCTTGGCACGCTACTATTCACCAGAGGTCTGGGAGGGCTTACCTGATAGTATGTGTGATGTCCGAAGACAGCTGTCGAAGTTCCATACAACGGTACGCTTGCCTTCGAACATCACAGCTGAACAAAAGTTTGTTGAGAAAGCCACGTCTTACGTGGCGACCGATGCCAGCACCCCCGTCATCGGTGATCTTTGCAAGAAATTGCTTCTGCTCTCACCCTACAGGCCGAGGAATCTTCCTGGAGTCGGTAGTTGGTGGTCAAAGTTTGACTCCTCCGTCCAATACCCCAATAGAAATGTTGGAGGCTGGATGGACGTGGAGTTTGGTCACCAGTTTCCGGAATTTGACAGGGCCCTTTTCAATGAGTGGTTGGCTGGATCCAGCACGTCCGCGGAGCTCCTTGCAGCTCCACTATGTGCAGAACCCAGACCACCAACAGCTCCAAAGTGCCCTGTCGTGGTTGACAGTGAAGTGGTCTCATCATCAGCAAGTGATGAAACCGCCAGCTTCACCGAAGCGAGTATGGAAGAAGACTTCCCCGCAACAAAACGTTCCCTCAGACGTAAACTGAGGTCCAGCCGAGGAAAGCCATCTTGCCTTAAAGCCCCTCGGAGGTCAGGAGACGATAAAGACAGTAGATCGGAAGTCTCAGTCGCGAAGTAGCCATAATTTGTTTGGAAGCCGCGTCCGTTGTTAT